TTAATCCCAATGACCCTCCAGCAGCGAGCCCAGCAGCAGCTCCAGCCAAATTCTGTCCGCTAAAGATATCTCTGTTTTCAGGGTCTGTTAATGTTGGAGGTCTAATCTGAGCCAATTTAGTTGAAGAATATCCCGCACCAAGAGCAGTGCTTCTCTCATCGTCAGTCACAAAGTTCTCGATTTTTGACGCATACTTTGAGCTTTCATATTCGCTGATGTAGAATGTTACCCAATGCTTTATCGGTCCATCTGGATCATCTAAGCCTTGAATTTCTATGGGGTATCTCAGCTTATCCATAGCAAATGGATCCTTGTCCATTTTGCCATCTTCCTTTTCATTTTCAGAAGAATCGGATGCATTTTCTTTATCGTTGTCAGACTCAGATTTAAGTTTCTTATCGGAATCTTCGTCATTGTCGCCGAATATCTTTTCGCCAACTCGTTTGACTTCCGACCATGTCTCTTTGGCTCTAGTCTCCAATTCTTTGGCTTCTTTTGAAGCTCCAACGACCGACGACTCAATCAGGTCTGCCAGCGACATATAAATAAACCTATTGCGTTGTTTTTACATTCTTTATTTATATGGCATATTCAGGCAAGTTTTTCCCCAAAAATCCAAATAAATATATGGGGGATCCCGGAAATATCTTCTATAGAAGCCTCTGGGAAAGGAAGGTGATGGTCAAATTCGATCTCACCGAAAGCGTGGTTAGTTGGTCATCAGAGGAGATAATAGTTCCGTATCTTTCGCCAGTAGATAACAAGTGGCATCGGTACTTTCCAGACTTCTTCATTGTTCTAGAAACCAAAGAAGGCAAAAAGGGAGTAATGATTGAGGTTAAGCCAGAAAAGCAAACCAAGCCTCCAACCAAGAAGGCGAAAGTGACTAGATCTTATTTGAACGAAGTCATGACTTGGGGTGTGAACGAAGCGAAATGGAATGCTGCTAGAGAATTATGTTCCCATAAGGGTTGGGAGTTTAGAATTTTAACGGAAAAAGAACTCAACATCAAATGAGAACGAAATGGCTAAATTGTTAGACAAACTTTCGAAAGAAATGAACTCGTTGGGTTTGGCAAGTAGAACTCCTAAGTCCAGATCCTGGATGCGCGATCAGATTAAATCTCTAAACAGCACCGGTGCTCGGCAATCGATCATCAGAGACAATCGGAACAAGAGAAATAAATCCATGCTTGGTAGAATGTATTTCTACTATTACGATCCCAAGACCAAAGACACTCTTCCATATTACGACAGATTTCCTTTGGTAATACCGATACAAAGATATCAGGATGGATTCCTTGGGCTGAATCTACACTATCTTCCAATTCAGTTACGGCTAGTATTCCTTGATCGTCTTTATGATTTTCTAACGAACGATAACTTTGACGAGAAGACTCGTTTTCGTATGACATATTCGCTGCTCAGTAATGTCGGCAAATACAAACAATTTAAACCTTGTTTGAAAAGATATTTGGCAAGTCATCTTCGGAGTCAGTTTATAGAAGTTCCGGCTGATCAATGGGAATTAGCTATATTCCTTCCGGTCGAGCAGTTCGTCGGTGCATCTAAAAACAAGATCCACAAAGATTCAAAAGACACAATAAAACGAGGTTAAGATGGCAATACTGAAAACTTTACTCGGGAAAATATTTGATAAAGACGATGATCCCGAAAGCAATTTATATAGGTCTACCATTCAAGACTTCGTTTCATATTTCGCCCAAGGCGGAGACTTCAGCCGCTCGGATTATTTCAACGTAATCATTGACGTTCCAAGACCAATAAGCGAATCGATTGGATTGAGTAGTGGAGATTTGATGTTTCAATGCGATTCTGCAGAACTTCCTGGGCGGCAAATAGATCTTCTTCCAATAAGGCACAATACATTTATCGATAGAATTCCAATCGACACGACCTATCCAGAAATAACGCTACAATTTATATGCCGACAGGATCTTCTCGAGAAGAAGCTATTTGATTTTTGGATGGAACAGATGATTGGATCTAAAGAAGATAGATACCATGGTCTAGTTAAATACAAAAGAAAAGATAATTATGAGCAGAGGTATGATTGCAACATAACTATTTTTCAAAAGTTCCAGATTCCGACTGAGGCTAATGCCGCAGCAATTAAATTGATAGAAGCCATGCCGACTTCAGTTGCTTCTATGCCGCTGAGTTGGGGCGATCAGAATTTTCATAAACTCAGCGTGACGTTTGCATATAGGAAATGGGAAGACGAAACAATCAAGTTTACTGATCTTGATGTTGTGACATACGAAGATGCATTGGAACTGGCTGACAAGCCGGAATCTGGAAGTTCGCTGCTGGATAAGATAAAGACTATCGTTGACGTCGGAAGGTTTGCTGACGTTTATTCTAGGCGTGGAAGTTCTGACGGCGGAATATTTGATAAGATTGAAGATATTTTTGATTGAACTTAGGAGGATGAATAGTGCCATTACCAAAAATTGATCAACCGACATTTAAGATTAATTTGCTCTCGAGGAAAGATCCAGTTATCTACAGACCATTCACGGTCAAGGAGCACAAACTTCTTTTGATGGCTTCAGAGTCAAATGAAATAAACGATATCGTTGCAGCAATCAAACAAATCATAAACAATTGCTGCTTAGATGATATCGACGTTGACGAGTTGCCTGTTATTGACTTGGAGATATTCTTCATAACACTCAGAGCCAGATCTATAGGCGAAATTGTTGATATGAAGTATAAGTGCAAAAACAAGGTAGATGAAAAAGAATGCGGAAAACATTTCTTGATAAAATTAAATTTGCTTCAAGATGTTCAAATAGAAAAATCCGAAATGGAGCAAAGAATTGCACTGACAGATACTATCGGAATGGTTCTGAAGTATCCAACGACCAGCATATTACAAAACATTATGAACAAGTCGAAAGAACATGGAGATATGCTGGACATTTCTTTAATCGCTGGATGTATAGATTACATCTATGACGAAGAGGAACTTTATTATGCTAAAGATGCGTCCGAAGAAGAATTAATGAAATTCGTGGGAGACCTGAGTACTGAACAATACAGTAAGATTGAAGAATTCCTTAGGAACGCTCCAAACATATATGCTGAAAAACAACATATCTGCAAGCATTGCGGATACGAACATAATATGAGGTTAGAAGGAATTGCAGATTTTTTTATGTGAGTATGCAATCAGAGAATTTGAAGAATCACTACACAACGAACTTTGCTCTGATGCAGCATCACAAATACAGCCTGACTGAACTTGACAATATGATTCCTTGGGAGAGAGAGATTTATGTTAATCTTCTTTCAAATTATTTGAAAGAACAAAGAGAACAAATGGAAGCAAAGAAAAAGAGAAAAAGGTAATATATGAAAACTCCAGGAAATCCAACAACCGCAAATGAGTTCGATCGAATGGAAGCTGCTGCTCAAGAAAAACAGGTAGCAGAAGACAGGCAGCGGATGAAAAATATTGACATAAAGATGAGTATGGTTGGATCCAAATTGATTGAGCTTACGGAAAAGATGACTGCATTCGAAAAGCAAAACAAATCAAGATCAGAAACAATAAAGAAAGATCGATCAGAAATGGATAGGATGGCCAAAAGAACTGCGGCTATCGAAAATTTTAATGAAGAAAGAGAATCCAGTTTCAGGCATAATGCAAAGAAAAGATTAACTGTTGCTGTCTTCGGCAGCGGTATTGGAGGAATGCTGAATCAGAAAAGGGATTTAAAACAAAAAAAAGCATTCATGCAAAGTTTGGACGAAGAAGATGAAGAACATAAACAAGATACTGCTGCAGAAACCATAGCGAAGGAAAATCCTCTCGGAGACAAAGATTCTTATGAAAGGAACTCAGAAGCCACATCGAGTTCTTTGTTGGAAGTAAAAGAATCTATGGAGAAAATGAGCGAAGAGATCAAATCTCTTTCTGCGAATACCAAAGAAATATTTTCTGTTGTTAAATTTATACAAAACCGAGTTTCTCCGAAAGACGTAGCAGTTAAATCAAAAGTTGAAGGGGAAGAACCAACTACAATTAGATTCGATCCATTAGGTCCGGCTGGTAGGCAATATTCTGCATTGAGCGCAAAGGGAAGAAAGGCTAGATTAGCAAGCAAAGAAGAGGTTAATGCGGCTTCTCTAAAGATAGCAAGAATGCGAGACGAAGAACCTCCGACCGATGAATTCTCTAAAGAAAAAGCCGATTTGGCGGAAGCATCGAAGATTGATATTGCAGCCAAAGAAGAAGAAGATCCGAACGCAGCAAGATATGAAAAAATAATTGAAGAGCTGAAAGACATCAAGGAATTGTTGGAAAAGCAGCAAGGTGGTGGCGGTCTGGGTGGAATGTTTGGTGGTCTATTTGGTGGAAAATTTGGTGGAAAAATGATAGCCAAACTTGCCTCTGCTCTAAAGAATGTCATATTCAAAGGAGCAGGAAAAAAGGTTGGAGCAGAAGCAGCAGAAGCAGCTGCTAAAAAAGCAGCACAAGAAGCAGCTGAAGCGGCAGGAAAGAAAGCAGTAGGGGAAGCTGCAGAAGTCGCTGGTAAAGAAACTGCCGAGGCTGTCGGAAAAGAAGCTGCTGAAAAGGCAGGAACCAAATTAGCTGGAGAAGCTGCCGAGGCTGTCGGAAAAGAAGCTGCTGAAAAGGCAGGAACCAAATTAGCTGGAGAAGCTGC